ATTCTCTTTCTTGTGTCAACGGTTTTCACCTCAATGTCATTATTATAGCATACGTGTCAAGAGGTCTTAGCAGGTACAGAATCAGCGTTTTTCCAACAGAAATCACCATCAGCACCAATTACATGACACTCCCAATAGTAATCTTCATCTTTATTGGGACAACTTTCTTTAGGTGGAAACCATGAAGTAGCATTTGCTATTGCTTGATCTTCATTTGATTCTATAACCATATCCCATGTACCAAGAGTCTTCATCATATCAAGTACAGAATCCTCAGCAAAATTAGCATACCATGTCCAAACTTCTGCTTGTTTAGATGCTGATGCAGATGCAATCTTTGAGTTATTAAATTTTATGATACACTTATTGTTTGTAGTACAATAAGAATCAATCATATCCCACACATTTGCTGATGTTACCATTACATTGACCCCTCAATTTCTGCTATTAGTTTATCTAGATAATCTTTAGTCTTAGCTTTCTCAGCAGTAGTAAAGTCTGATAGAGAAGAATCATTAGCAAGAGTCTGATTATAAACCACACCTGCTTTTTCTAATGAATCCATGAATGTCTTATTATATAAACTATCAGTAATATCTTTAACAATTAAGTATGATGCAAACTTCTCACTAAATGTTGTACCATAATGAGCAGACAATTCAACAAACTGACCAGAATCATCAAGATAAGTAGCACTTGGATTCTTCTTTAAATATATGTCATTAAAATACTTTGGTGGTATGGGAAACTTAACACCAGTAGCATCTGAGGTATTTGCCTCAGCAGGTAAATCTCTCAACTTCTTCCTATACTTCTTATACATTTCTATTTCATCAGCAGTATAAGGTGCATCTGACAATAATACATGATCAGTCTCACTCAACAAGAAATTACGAGCAAGTCTAACAGTCAACCAACTTGTTGTTGCTGTCTTTGCATGTATCTTAGCAAACTCATTTTGATATTCTTCTGTCTCTAGGGAATCTATTAAGAAGAATGTATCTTTAAACTTATTATATAATGTTAAACCAGATCCATCATCAACCTGATCCATTTCATAGTCACGCCATTCAAAATTATTAGTTTTGAAATTCATAGTATACTTACGTCTCTGGCAAATGTATGAATTGTTATCATACCATGCAAACAAGACAAGTTTATCCTTATCAGCATCCCAATTAGGATAAATTGCAGGTACTATATCACTAGTCCAGTAACTATCTGGTATAGTTTTCTGTATGCCTTGATATTGTACTACCTTTGTTATTGCATTTACTTGCAAAAGTTGAGTTGCCATCGTATTATACTAATTCCCTTGTTATATTTAGAATGCTTTAATTAAGTGCTTACACAAATGATATGGTTCAATTACTGGTACTGGATAATCAGGATCAATTAATGGTACTGGAACTAACGGATTTTGTGAGTTGAGTGTAAATGTAGCATCTAATCCAGTAGCACCAGATGTATAGATACTTGCTTCATTACCTTCAACAACATATGTTAATTCATCAGCGTTAGTTGAGATTGATCCATCACTAGGAATGAATGTCAATCCAGATACCTCTTTATATTCATAAATGAAATCACATATACCATAATGATCACTATTATTACCACTATCATTAGTACCACTAGCAACAGGTCTTTCCTGTTTTATTTGGAATCGTGTTGTAGCAGTTTGTGCTCCTGTTGGTAGATCTAATGTATACCAATACCATTTAGTTGCATCATTACCAGTACCATCACCATCATACTTATTAGTTATTTCAGTAGCAGTTGGAAGTGGTACAAGAATTCCAATAAGACTATTAAAATTATCACTTAAATCAGTATTATAATACAATTTTAATACATCACCACCTTGTTCAGGTAAGTCACCACCATTAAATCCATTACCACGAGCACATTTAATACTAAATCTTTTAACATTAGTACAATCATGTTCTTTAAGAGTGATCCATCTATGGTAATCTGTTGCACTAGTACCAGATGGTACTCCACCTATCTTAACGTAATGAGTATACGCAGATGGTGAAACCAATGATGACATTGTTATTGTATCAACTTCCTGAGCATTATTAACTGTTGCAACAGCATATGCACCAGAACCTGCACCATGCTTAATCCTAATTTCAGGAACTGATGTATAGTTAGATCCAGAATTAGTCTTTGTTATAGTAGAAACGAAACCATTTGCTAGAGCAACTGATGCAGTAGCACCACTACCACCTGTAGTACCAGTAACAATTTCTACTTCAGGTACTTGAATTGTTGGTAACTGGAATCCACCACTATTACCACCACCAGTACCACTTTGGAATATTTCTGGTCCATTAGAACTTGTTGTACCTGATGCTTTAATGATTATATCACCAACACTAGTTACTGTCTGTCCACCTTCATATCCAGTGATAACTCCAAATCCATATTGAACTGCACCACCACCTCCAGAAGTAGTACCACCAACGCCAGCACCACCTCCACCAACATCAAGTGTTGCACTAACATTTGACCCTATGTATTGAGAATCAATGGAACAGTATATACGTCCACCTGCTCCTCCTCCACCACCGCCATTAGTCCAGTAGCTTCTATCCTCATTCCAAGTCCAAGAGACATATCCATTACCAGTGCTATTATTATTTTGATTGAGTTTAGTGAATAAACTAGATTTAAAGGAAGACATTCCACGACCTCCACCATATCCACCACCGTGACCAGCACCAGCACCTACACCACCACCAGATCCAACACCAGAACCATAGTTAGCAGTAGCGATACCACCGCCACCACCTCCTCCTCCACCGCCGTTGCATCCAGCGTTTTGTCCACCAGATCCACCACCAGGAAATAGGTTTGCAGTTGTTGATTGAGCGTTGTCACTATTCCATCCTGAAGTATTGTTAGATGTACCAGAAAGTCCACAACCACCTCCACCAGCACCATCAGTGCCTCCTCCACCGCCACCGCCACCTGCTCCAGCGACAATAGATTGACCAATTTTCATTCCTGTAGCTCCACCACCTCCAGCACCATTTGTACCAGATCCATTCTTATTACCACCAGTACCACCATTAGCACCATATGCACCTGATCCACCAGTTTTATTACCAGATCCTGCACCTCCAGTTTCGTAAGTTGCAGTAAATCCATTGGTAGGATTATTTACTTCTAATGTCATTACATCACCATGACCACCAACCTGAGTACATTGACTCTTTAATTGGTTTGGATCACCACCTGCACCACCAGCTAATGTAATTGTTATTTGACTATAAGCATAGTTAGCACTAGAAAGACTGATAGTACCAGATCCTGTTTGATTTCCACTACTACCAGGATTGTTATTATCAGTAACTAATGTATGCAATCCATCAGTTCCATCATTTGTATAACTACCAGCATTATCTCCACCAGTTCCTGATACATTAGGACTAGTTGGATATCCCTTTTTCCAATAAGTTCCTGCTGTTCCATTTGAACCAGACGCACCTGTTGATTCACTAATTACTGAAAGATCACCAACTTTAGTACCAGTTTTAGTTACTGATCCACCTTGTCCACCGTCAGTTCTTGCTGTGTTTAATCCACCTGCTTGTCCACCATTAGCAGTAACAGTAAGTAATCCACCACCAAATTCAACTTTACTTGCAGCACCACTATTACCAGACTGATTTCCTGGAGATCCAGATCCACCACCACCTGTGATAGTCATAACCAATGTTGTCCAGTTATTTGGGAAAGTAATACCTGTACCAGTTTGAGGAGTACTTTTAGTTATCAATCCTCCTGGATATTCAACGATAGGAACACCACCTGATGTAGTTTGTCTACCACCAATTACAGAAGTACTACTAAACTTTTTAAATACAGGAGCTGGAATAGTTGTTGTAACTTCATACGTTCCTGCACCAGCACCACCAGATGCCATATAATATCCTTGACCTTGTACTGCTGCTCTTGTTAATGTAAAAGAACCAGTACCTTGACTACCAAGATTCATAGCAGTTCCACCTTGAGCATTACCCAAGGATGATGCTAATTTAATACTATTATCATCTACTTTTATTATATAATACTTACTACCATTAGTTAATGGACTAATAGCTGTTCCTGGTGATGTAAGTGTATGAATACCAGTTCCGACACCAGTTATATCAATAGCAGTTCCTGCTGCTGCATTTGTAGAAGTTGATGCAAGTTTAATAGTATTAGAATCTACACTAATCACAAAATATACTGTATTGTCAATTAAAGGGGGAGCTACTGTACCTTGAACAGTAAATGTCTGAAGTCCTGCTCCTATTGCAGTTAAATCAACAGTTGGAGTTCCTGCTGATGCATTTCCAGGAGTAGTATGTAATGTGATAGTATTAGCATCAACTACTCTGACATAATAAGTAAATCCAACATTTAAACCAGTTATAGCAGTACCATCAGTTGCTGTATACTTCAATGCAGTACCTGTTGCCATTCCATGAGCAGTAATTGTCAATTGCTCATTTGATATATTAACAGTACTATTACTAGATGTTAATGTATGTGTTATAATACCTTTTCCATATGTTGTTTGATCACCTGTAGACCACACATGACCATTAACAGTCATTGTATCGTTTCCAGTGTTAATATCTGCTATAGTTACTTCTTTAACTACATTTCCCACAGAATAGGTTACTTCATCTCCAGTACTAAATCCATGAGCAGTTAATGATATTGTATCTGTTGTTGTATTAACATTGGCACTACTACCTGCCTTTGTTAAAGCAGGTACTGTTGGTGTATTAGATTTGTATGATCCAGTTCCTTCTGCACCTGGATAGAAATCCATTATGTCATACGTTGCTACATCACCTGCACCTGACAATGGTTGTTTTAATAGAGCATGTTTATGTTCGTAAGCAATACCACCAATAGGAAAGAACTGATACAATCTTGAATTACCATTGGTATACTCTGACAAATATCTATCACCAGAATATCCAGCAAGACTTACAACAGATGATCCAGCAACACTATGATATACATAATGGTTATGTTGAGGAACACCTTGCAATCTCTTATTTTGCATGGTAACCTTAAGTGTCTGAGTTCCAGCAATATTGGTTCCCATAACATCAGTTACTTTTTCATAGTCAACAGTTGTTATAGTACCAAGAGAGAAGTATCCTCCTTGTGCTGTCTTATCAAATAACCACTTACCACTTGTCTTAGCAACACCATTTGATCCTCCTGCACCAAGAGTTAACAATCCAGCAGTGGGAGATCCAGTTCCATATACTGTACCATGACCAAGAATCTTCTTTGCTTTTAAATCTGGAACCATAAATGTTCCAAGAGTTTTTGCATTAGTACCTAAATGTTCACCAAGATAATTAAATACATTTGTTGGTTTAATGTCTTCAAGTTTTCCATTAGCATCAAAATTAAATTTTAATTGCAATCCACTACCAGTACCTGCATTCTGTAAAGTGTACGTAGGATCACTAGTATAATTCTTACCTAGTTTAGTTGTAACTACAGAAGTAATAACACCACTAGCATTAATAACTAGTGTTGCTTCAATAGTTTCATTATCATTAGCATTACCTGTTGGTGCAGAAAATGTAATAGTTACATTACCTGTTATTGGATAACCACTACCACCATTAACTAACTCTAATCCTGGTCTTGATGTTCCACCATAATCATTACCAATTACTTTATATAATGCTGGATAATCTTCTATCTTATACTCTGATCCATCACAATATATGTACCCAGGATACTGATAATCTGGATTATTTCCTGTCTGAGCATTACCAGCAATTTCTCTAGTTATTTGACCTGTAGCAAAATCATACGATGGAGTTGTTGGTATAAATGAATTATCATGAACATCATCTACTGCTTTCATAGTAGTGATGATAGTACCAATCTCAGTAGTATCAGATGCTTTATCTGTATAAAAATTCTTTCTAATATTCCTATATGCAGGATTTGGTGCTATTGTCATGGATCAAATCTTTATTAGATATTCTAGAACTATAAATGGAGAAACTACACTATCAACAGATACTGCATTATCAACAGATAAGTTTAATGTAGTCTTTAAATTATCTGGACTTAATTCAATAGCATCGGTAACCAATTTAAAACTATGAGTTCCTCTATCCAGATCAACTTTGTGGAAGTGAGAAGTAGGATCAGTTTGTTGAACTAAATCAGTTGATTCAGAAACTTCATTAAACAAATCAGCATATATTCTACTACTATCTGTATTTAGATTACTATTTAATGGTACTACATCATGCAAAGTTGCATTTTTCCAATCAATTGGTACACCAGAGGAAGTAGGAGTATAAGTTGCTTGAACTGTTTTATTTTCAGTATCATTACCACTAGCATCTTGGAAACATATACCTGTTAATGGTATAACAGTACCAGAAACAACATTAGGTTGAACACCTGGTGATATCTGATAAGCAGGTGGGTTTAGAGGATAATTATTCCAATCAGCAGTTAATAAACATTTAGTTCTCCAATCTGAAATTGAAAGTGTATTACCATTATTATAACAAGCACCTCTATATGCAGTAGGATCAAGAGTTCCTGCAAATGCACCCCAATAAAATTCCAAACTCTTTGCTGCTTCGTTAGATGCAAATGCTCTACATGCTGGTTGATTATTACCTGGATATGCAGGGGGATTACCTTCAGTACCAGAAGCAACAGTATTATTCATCCAATCTCCAATTGGTATTGTACTTGCATTCCAATAAGAAACCATACCAGCAGCTTGTGGATCCTTTATTGTTGATGGTGAAGAAACATCAATCTCGTTTGTTGATTTGATTCTTGCTCTTCTATGACTACCAAAATGCATGTGACCTGCAATTGCTGAATTATCAACTACTTCTGATTCGGTTCGTTTACCAGCAGTAGTTCCCCATGTCCATGATGGTTTTCCTTTAAGATCAATAACCTGAGTAGGTACAGTAAATGTACCAGAATACGTTACATTAATAGTTGCTCCTAATGTTGATGTTGCTTCAATACCAATACCAGAACGACTTAATTCATTACCAAGAGTATTTGTCTTACGTATATTCTTATATACACCAGCATCAGCACCTGGAGTTGGTAATGGATACTTAGAACCAAGATCAGGTACTACAAACTGAGCATCAGTTAATGTTTGTATTGAATTTCCAGCAAGATTTTTTCTAACAAATTTTCCACTCTCTCCAACACCACATATAGCAGCAAGTGCAGGATAATCAACTACATTATGAATTGCACCATCACACCTCAAGTAACCAGATGGTAGATTCTCTCTATTTGAAGAAGAGTTAATATCAGGATTTATCTCCACTGGCCAAACTATTATCTGACCTGTCAAGTTACCATACTTTGCTCTTTCGTTTGAATATAACTTCGCCATTAGTATGCCTTGATAAGAAAAACTATTGTCAAATTTGGTTGAGCAGTGTCAACAATAATATTTAGAGCATCATTAAGACTTTCTGGATAAACAGAACCAATACTTATATCATTTAATGGGAATGTTGCTGGTGGATTTAATGATCCTCTGCCCATTTGAATATCAAAAGTTCCATGACCATGTGATGTAAAAGCAGAACTATTTGGATTATTATCTCCAAAACTACTTAAAGAAGTTCCATAAGTTCCCTGTCTAAAAATTGCAGTATGCTGACCAGCAGCAGTATTAATAGTTGCTGCACTCAATTTAATAAGATAAACCCAGTCAGTATCAGCAGTACCAGTTCTTGAAATCTCAGTGATATAAGTTCCTTTAGCAAAACAATCCCCATCAACCATCATCCAAGGATGAATCTTATCATATTGATACCAATTATCTGGTGCAGTACCATGTGAAGATCTAATATCTGTTCCTGCTGGTAATGAGATCTCAGTAACACCAATACCAACTTGAACATTACTAACAGAAAAGAAATCAGAAGGATCTTCTGGATTATCTGCTAGATTATTAAATGTTCCTTTACTGTGTCCAAAATAATTTCTTCTATTACCAAATATAAATGGTCTAGGAAATAAACCAGCCCATGCAGGTTCAGCATGAGTCTTTACTGGATCATAACTAAAATTAGTAGTAAAAGCATTAGTACTAACAAAATCAACAGTCTGACTTGCTGCTTGTGGACTATCTCTAGTTGGAGTACCATTATGCCAATCAGGTGCAGGTACTTCAGACCAGTAATCCTTACCAGCATCACTTACAAAGTTATGAAATTTATCTGCTGTTGGTAATGTTTGTTCGTGTTGATCACTACCATAAAAAGCTGTCAGTGTTCTACCATTATTCCAGTCTGGTGCTTGTTGAACTGAAGGATTCAAATCACATGTATGTTGTATTGATTTAATAATAGAACAGTTGGGGTGATCTGTACTACCAGAAATTGTTAAACTTGCTGGTCGCCAAATCTGTGGACCATAAAAACTAGATTGAGCAGAATTATAAGTTCCTGGATGACTATGACCTGGAGTATGATTAATACCTAATTTTCTATTTAAAGTAGTTACTGTAGCATTAAAATCTGGATCTGATATTCCCATATTGGTTATCTTACCAGATAATTTTAAATTGGGATCAGATAAACTAAAATCAATATCAGCATTGGCAGACCAACTGGTTTTAATAACTTTACTTGTCCCATAACCATCTATATAATCACCAAATTTAGTTCCTACAGCATCCACAACAATATCTTTAACATTCCCTTGACCATACTGATATTTGGCATCATCAAGATATGATGACTCCAAATCCATCATACATCTATTAGTCAACTTAGGAAAGAAAAATTGACCAGCATAATTCGGAAAATCTCCTGTAGCAGTACCACCATAAGTGTTACCAATCTCAGAAAATAATAATGGATAATCAGCAGCATCAGCTACTTGTCCATCACAGACCTTCCACCCTTTAGGGATATTCGCTGCTGTAAACCCCTCATTACCATCACCACCCCACGGTAATATTGCACCGATACGGGCGGTTTTCATCGTTTTTATAGAATTGTAGTATTGTGCCATATTAGAGCTCTGCTAACCACCAACCACGAAGGTTATTTGGAATTGATGATGCATTAGGAT